TACTGCTCAGAATCTGCGGGCAATGAACCCATCTGTCCACGTGGCCATTTGATTCTAAATTCTGTGTTCTGTTCTACGTCTGCATTCATCAATTCTAGTTTCGTGTCTGCAATGTTTAGACGTTCTACAATCTGAAAATAGCCCATTGTACCTAGTGCTACGATAATTATCAATGAAGCTACCGTCTTCATCGGCATTTGCACGGCAGCCTCTTCAGATATGTTTAGTGGTTTATTGGACACTTGGACCTCCGCAGAAAGCCAGAACAACTAACATTACTATTAACAAACCCGTAAAATAATAATTCATCCTGGCTATCTCCATAAAATTAAACTAGTCCTATCCAGCCTTTAATTTTTTTCCAAATTTTTTTTAACATAATGTTCTCCTTTATACATTCACATCTAGGACAACCACATCCACCATCCATAGGACGTGCGTTACATTTATCACCACAGTGGCAATCATGTTCACAAGTTATACAAATCATTTTTTATCCTCAATATCATAAAACATTTTATCTGAATCCTCAGTCACCCAATCGTCTCCTTCTACATCCCAGTATGTTGTTTGTACCTTATAGTCCGGCCAATCGTTCTCTGTGGTGTAGCTGTTGACATGCCAAATTATTCTGTTGTTTGGCTGCGCTGCATAATTACCATTTTTTAATGCAATTATGTGTGCACACTTGTGCTCCTGCGGAATTTCAGAATGTTCCGTGTTCAGTATATTAGTCTCTGGATGAGCCCAGTCAACTGTAAAAAGATATTCACCATGATAAAATTTTTTATCTTTACCAATAAATTTGCCATTTATACCAGCCAACCAATCAAAACAATGGATACTAGGATAATAACTAAAGCAGTTCCACAGTTGGAGTTGATCCACTCGCATATCAGGCACGTCTTTTCTTTTAAATTGTTTTTGAAAGAATGCGGAAATCGGGAGCCTATAAAAGACTGCACCATTTGGTAGCATACAATGAAATAAGAGTGCGCGACCTGAAATAGAGCTAAGACCAAAGACAACACAGTCACTAGCTTCTCCTTTATGTTCTTTAAGATCATAGAGATACTCCCTTCTTATTTTACAATAAATCGGCGGTATATTAACATTTAAATATGACATAGTACATTATTTTATTTCACCCCAATTAGGACCAGATTCATAATCTACTTTATTAGGCACTTCTAAGTCAACTGCATTTTCCATCACATCTTTTATCTTTGCAGCTTCTAAATCATTTATGACAGATATGTCTAATTCATCATGTACTTGTATGTGAGGAACAATTCCTTCTTTGTACAACTCTACCATTGCTTTCTTTGTCATGTCAGCAGCTGAACCCTGAATTAATCTATTTAAAGCTTTGTATGTAAATGCTCTACGTGTAGGATTTTGCCACCAATAATTTTTTTTACCTGTTTTACTACCTTCGTGATCTAAAAGATCTGGTCCCATTTCTTGTAATTCTAACATTCTCTCATGATCTTCCGCCGGAACAAAAGTACCCCAATCTGATCCACGTAGTACAGGTTCATATTTTGGAAATCTACAACGTCTACCTAACAAAGTTTTTATTTGACCTTTATTTTGTGCAGCTGATGTAACTTTGTTCATCAGTTGTTTTACAAACGGTGCTCTGTTGTGATACTTGTTAAATAATTCTTCTGATTTTTCTTTTGTAACACCTAACTCTGCTTGTAATTTAGCTTTACCCATACCATAGAATAAACCTAAATTAATTGTCTTCGCTTGTGATCTTGGTATCTCTGCCATCTCTGCAACAATTTTGTGAAAGTCTGTCGATGGATCATTCTCGTATGAATCTGCAATTGGATTCACAGATGCTAATCTAAACTTCAAAGCGTAGTGTGCAACAAGTCTTGGTTCCTGTTGCGAGTAATCAAAACAACCCCACTTCATACCTTCTTCAGGTATAAACAATGATCTAATCAAAGGTCCTGTTGCCGGATCCCTGGCTGGTATCTGCTGTAGGTTTGGATTAACATAACTAAATCTACCTGTAACTGTACCACCATCGTCAGATCTAATTTGATTTATCTCAGCATGTATTCTTTCGCAGTGTTCGTATTTTAAAATAGAATCTATAAATGTCGTACGCACCTTGTTTATTTTTCTAGCTTGTGCTATCTTCTGTACTAAAGGATGTGGATGATTAGTAAGAAAATTTTTTGTAAATGATGGTTCCTCAGATTTCGCAGTTCTGGAATATTCTAGTCCAAGCTTATCAAAAAGCTTTGCGATACTTCTTGCTGCCATTAATTGAATATCTAGGTTACTTTCTTTTTTTATTTCTCTCAGGATTAATTCTTCTTGTAATGCTAGGTCTTGCTTCACTGTATGAGCTTTTTGAACGTCGACTCGAACCCCACGAAATCTCATGTCAACCAGACAAGGAAACAGATCTGTCTCCAACTCAAAGATCTCCTGCAGATGATCTTCAATAAGAATTTTTTTACACTTGTGCCAAAGTTCTAAAGTTAGTTCAGCATCTTTTTCGGCATACGCTCCAACTTCCATAGCAGGTAGTCTCCACATATCAGCTTTTGCATCGAGTCCTCTTTCTTTTGCAGCTTCTATAAGTTTCTTTTCATTCTTACCTTTTGATAAATGATGCCATGACAAAGTGTTTAACGTGTATGAAAATCTATTCTCATCAATCAGTGATGATGCAATCATAGTATCCACTATTAAACCGTTGATATTTATACCTAATTTACGTATCCAACATACGTCATACATAGCGTTGTGAAATATCTTTGTAGCAGGTGATTCACAAATATCTTTAAACCACTCTATAGTTTTCTTTCTGTCCATATTAGGACCATTTTCATGTGCAATAGGAAAATATCCTTTGTATCCTTCTACAGCTACAGCGAAACCTACGATCTCACCTTTACCAATTACAGAGCCTGAACCTTTTGATTTTAATTCTGGATCTCTTGTTTCTAAGTCAATTGCAATCTCAGGATAAGATCTAAGATCAGGGTATTCTTGTGGCATTAGCCACTCTGTTTCAGGTAATATCATTTTGCAAATACGTATTTTGTTTCTACTATATTGTTTAGTTTTTCTTTGTTTGAAAATGCATACAAAGATGATTTATAATCATATGGAAAAACTTCCCATGAAACTAAGTGTGGATATATTTCTAATATGAATTTATGTTTATCTACTACAATAAACTTCTCTATTTTACTTTTTTTTGGCATCTTTCAATTTCTTTTTCTCTAGTTCACAGTAGTGAATAATTTTATCTAAATCCTCAATACCGTTTTTGTTTAAATATCTACAAACATATTTAATAACATTCCCTTGAAAGAAAGAAAGGTCATTCTTAGAAATGAATTCATATGGCTGTATGTAAAAGTCTTTGTAGTGACTCCCACCTATCTGCTTGTCTTGTGGAAATGCATCTGTAAATATATCTTTGCTTGTCATAGTCTGTACTCCTTCCTTTTTATTTTTGATTTTAGTTTATATAAATTATTACGTGCTCTTGTAATTCCTACGT